CTGAAGGCGTGGAAGTGGATCAAGTCGATTACGCCCAACGCCACCGACGCGACTTATAACTGGTCGGTCGGCACCACCGATCTGGTTGGCCTGCCGATCCGCTCGGACAACTTCCAGACCGGCGCGTCCATCGACCTCTCGCTGATGATGAACAACGCCCTTATCACGGCGACCACCGGCTATGTGGCGGCGGTCAAGACCACGGCCACGGCGACCACCGGCGACGTGCGCGGGACTTACAGCCTGCAAACCTCGTCAAACGGCACGCTGCTTGTCGCAGCGACTCACGCGCCTCTGACCCCGAACCTCAATTCGGCGATCGGCTTGTACGGCGTCCCGCAATACACGGCTTGGTAAGGAGACGGCGATGGCTGACGATCGCGTTGCGCTCCTTTCCGCAGAAAGGCTGCGGGAGCTTCTTGATTATGACTGTGAAACCGGCGTCTTCACCCGGAGGACGCGCGGCCCCGGCCTAAGGCGTGCTAAGGCTGGAACCCATAAGAATTCCGCCAGAAACCACTACGTCGTTATTGGCGTGGATGGCCGGTATTATCGCGCCCACAATTTGGCGTGGCTTTGGATGACTGGCGAGTGGCCGTCGTCATTGGTTGATCATGCTGATTTGGACGGCTGCAATAATTGCTGGTCAAATCTTCGCGCGGCTTCTCGCTCTCAAAATATGAGCAACCGCCGCTCGCGCCGCGCTAGCGGCATAATGAAGGGCGTAGGCAAGAGCGGCAGCGCGAAGACGTGGAAATCCAGCATCAAGGTAGATGGCGAGTCCATCTATCTGGGAAGCTTCAATTGCCCGGCGGCGGCTCACTTCGCCTACGTCGTCGCGGCCGATAAGTTGCACGGCGAATTTGCAAGGTTTGAGTAGGAGAAGTGCAATGGCCGCACGTCATATGAAGCGCCGTGAGGAGGGGGGCAAGGTTGAGAACAAGAACGAAGCCTCGAAGAAGGGCGTCAAGCCCTACGACGCGCAAGGTTCGCACGTCGAGGAAGAGGCTGAGCGCGACGAAGACGGCGGCGAACTGAAGCGCGGCGGTCGCGTCAAGAAGAAGAAGAGCGGCGGCAAGGTCGAGCATGAGGTGGAGGGCAAGAAGCCCCGTCATCGCATGGACCGCGCTTGCTCCGGCGGGGCGATGAAGCGCGCCAAGGGTGGCCGCGTCGGCTCCGACCTCAATCCCATGTCTTCGGCGAAACTCTCGCCGCCCAAAGGTCACTCCACGGACGACTGAGAAGCGCGTCGCCCTCCCTCCTCCGCGTTCCCTTGGCTCGTCCCGGCCGTCGCCGATCCTCCCCGGCGGCGGCCTCTTTCTTAGAAGGACCACTGAAATGAGCTTGAACAAGTGGGCGAAGGCCGGCGGCTCTGAAGCCAACCCGGTCCATGAAGTCAAGACGATGAAGAAGAGCCATCTCGACAGCCCGACCGAAGCCAAGGCCGCGCGTCACGCCGAGACCAAGGCTCAAATCGCAAAGCGCCACGGCGCTAAGGTCTGAGCCTGAGAGGCTAATATGCAGCCCAGAATCACCACCGTTGGGCCGTTGACCACGGCCGCCGCCGCCACGCAACTTGCTCTTTCGCAGACCGTTCCGGCTGCGCAGGGCGTCGTGCTGAACGGCGTCGCTGGCGTGTTCGTCGCCAACAACGTCGCCACCTCGCAAACGCTGAGCGGCGCGGCTTCGGTGACGTTTGCGACCGCCTACGCCGTCAACGCTCTCTTCGGCTACACGGCGCAGTTGCCAACCTCAACCTTGTTCGGTGGCCTGTGGTTCCCGCAGGTTTACATCACCTCGGCCGGCAACGATTCGGGCATCACGTTCTCGATCCTTGGCCGCAACGAGCTTGGCAACGTTTGCGCGGAGACGATCACCGGCTCCAACGCCTCGGTCGCCGGCTCCAAGCTCCGCTATTCCTGCCTCTATTCGATCAAGTCAAGCGGCGCGACCGCCAGCACCATCACCGTCGGCACTTTCCTGCCGGTGACGCTGGACGCGCAGCGCCAGATTCTCTTCACCGACGGCGGTTCGGACACCGGCATCACCTTCACGGTGAGCGGGATGGACATTTCCGGCAACCCGCTGAGCGAGGTTGTGCCCGGATCGGCCGGATCGACGGTGGCGACCAAGCTGAGCTATTACGTCGTCACCAAGATTCTTGCCTCCGGTGCAACGGCGACGACCCTCTCGGTCGGCACAAACGGCGTGGCGACGAGTCAATGGCTCCGCCTCGACGATTGGGCGCTTGGCGCCGTTTCGTGCCAGTGCAGCGTGAGCGGGACCGTCAATTACACGATCCAAAGCACCAATGACGATCCCAACAGCTACGGCAATCCGGTCACGCCTTCCTCGGTGACATGGGACACGGCGCTGATCAACCAGAGCGCCAAGACGGGCGAACTGGCGTTCAATTTGACTGCACAGCCGGCCTTTCTTTCGGTGCTGCTCAATAGCGGCTCCGGCACGGTGACGCTGACCGCCATCCAGAGCGGCGCGGTGCCCTACTAAGGTTCTTCGAGATGACCCAGACCGACAGCGGGACCTACAATTTTGGCCCCGCGACGGGTCATCTTGTCACGGCGGCCTATTCGCGCGTCCAAATTCGGCGCACGGAGTTGACCGCCGAGCATCTGACCAACGCGCAGTTGGAAGTGAATCTGATGCAGGTGGAGTGGGCAAATCGAGGCCCTCTCTTGTGGACGGTGACGCTCAACACCGTCACGCTTTCGCAGGCGCAACAAACGGTCACAGCCCCTTTCAACACTGTGATGCTGCTCGACGCCTACATTTCGATCCCCAACGGCGACGGCACCTATTCCGATCGCATCATCACGCCGTTCAGCCGCACGGAATACGCCTCGCAGCCCGAGAAGCTTTCGCAGGGGCAACCAACCTCGTTCTGGTTCAATCGCCAGATCACGCCGATCATCTATCTGTGGCCGGTTCCCGACGGCGGAGGCCCCTACGTTCTCAACTACTACACCTTCACCACCATCCAGGACGCAACTCTAGCCGGCGCGCTCAACGCGCAGATTCCGACGCGCTGGCTGGACGCCTACGTCGCCGGCTTGGCCTATCGTCTCGCTCGCATCTACGCGCCGGCGCTCGAACAGGTGCGCGCCGCCGACGCCGCCTCCGCTTTTGCCGTCGCCAAAGGTCAGGACACTGAGGGGACGCCCTTCGCCATCCAACCAACGACCGATTCCTACTGGCGTTGAGGAAGGTTATCGCTTATCGTTGGTGATGGAGGCGGCGGTGATGAAAGAACTTTCCCATGAAGAGCTTCTGCGGCTGCTCTCCTACGATCCCTTGACTGGAATTTTCATTTGGCGCGTGAGGTCTAATAGACGATTCCAGATTGGAGCTGTGGCTGGCTGCATAGGCGGTCAAGGCTATCGCGTTATTACAATCTACGGACGAATCTACGGCGCAAATCGCCTTGCGTGGTTCTATATGAAAGGCGAATGGCCTCCCGATAAAATTGACCACGCAAGCCGTAAGCGCGACGACGATAGCTGGAAAAATTTGCGTTCCGCAACCCACAAACAAAATTGTAGGAACTCACTATATTCGCGTAACAAGCTCGGCTTGAAGGGTGTCAGGCTTCATCATGGAGCCTATGAATCGTCAATTCAAACTGGTCGCCGTGCAAAATATCTCGGGTCATTCGACTGTCCTGCCGCCGCGTCATTTGCCTACCAAATCGCGGCCGACAAGGAATATGGCGAATTTGCGAGGCCGTTCTAATGGGTTGGAGATATCATGGACACGCGAGGGTAAACGCCAGACACCCCCAAAGCGCCGGAATCTGCGATCGTTGCGGCTGCCTCTATAATCGCGTCGATCTGTGCTGGCAGTTCGACTATACTGGAACTCGGCTGCAAAATCTTCGCATTCTCGTCTGCCCACGCTGTCTCGATGTGCCGCAACAGCAATTGCGCGCCCGCATCCTCTCGGCCGATCCAATCCCGATCTTCCAGCCGCGCCCTGAGCAGTTCGCCGGCACCTCGCAAGGTCAATCCGTCGGCACCAGCCCTATTGAGACGCAGAGCTTCTTCCTCACCGACCTCAACGCCGTTCTGACGACGGAAAACGGCGTCCTGATCGTGCCTGAAGGCGTCTATTACGGCCAAGCGCAGGTTTGAGCATGAGCGGCACCTCCTACACGCCAATTTCCGCGCTGACGCCAGCCACAAGCGTCAACGGGACTGAGATTTTCGTCGTCTCGCTGCCGCAGCCCGGCAATCTCACAGTTCCCTACGTCACCGAGAGCGTGACATTGGCGCAGATCGCAAACTTTCGCTCTGGCGTCTACACGGTCTCCACGCTTCCGGCGTCGCCTGGGGATGGGCAGCAGAGTTTCGTCTCAGATTCGACTGCGGCGGCGAGCGGAAACTTCGGCGCGGCCGTCACGGGCGGCGGCTCAAACCACGTCCCCGTCTATTTTGACGGCGGAACCTCGACGTGGCGCATTGGTTGAGGTGATTCATGCCGACCGCTCTCACCTACAGCAGCTTCGTCAACCAGATTCAGGTGTTGACCGAGTTCAATGCGGCCGACCCAAACTTCACCGCCGCTCTTCCGGGCGCGATCAGCTATGCCGAGGACCGGATCAATCGCGAACTGAATCTGCTGACGACGGTGGCGAGCAATTCCTCGCTCCATCTCACGGCCGGCAGTCGCCAGCTTGCGTTTTCCACCGCCAACGTGAACGTGCTGAAGCAGGTCAACGTCATCACGCCCTACACGACGACAAACCCTGAGCTTGGGACGCGAAACCCGGTCACACCAGTCGATGAGAGCTTCCTCGATTTGGTCTATGGCTCCGCCGCCAATCCAGGCGTGCCGGCCAATTTTGCCATGCTCGACAACAAGACGCTGCTGTTCGGGCCGTTCCCTGACCAGAACTACACCGTCGAGCTTGTCGGCACGATCTGGATGACGCCGCTTTCGACCAACAATACGACGACTTGGATTTCCACCTATCTGCCCGATCTGATGACGGCGGCGGCCATGATCTACATGACTGGATTCATGAGAAATTTTGGAGCGCAGAGCGACGATCCACAGATGGGTCTCAGTTGGGAAGCGCAGTATTCCTCGCTGCGTGATTCGGCTTCGGTGGAGGAGCAGCGCCGCAAGTTTCAAAGCGCGGGCTGGACTAGCTCTATGCCAAGCCCCGCCACTCCACCGAGGACCTGAAATTGACGACCGTCACAGTCGAGCTTCAGCCGGGCGTCAATCTAGAGCTAACGCCGTCGCTCAATCAGACGCAATGGCAGGCGACCAACCTCATTCGCTTTGCGCCGAGCGGCCTGCCGCAGAAATTGGGCGGCTGGACTAAGTTCTATCCCGCCTCGATCGGCTCCATCGTTCGCGAGCTTCATGCGTGGGAAAATCTCTCGGGCCAGAACTGCCTAGCAATCGGCGCACAGGGATCGCTCGATGTCATTGTCGGGGGCGTCTTTTCCAACATCACGCCACTAATCCAAACCGACAATGTTGCGGTCAACGTCTCAACCGTCAACACCAGCGCCGTCGTCACCATCATTGACGCCGGCATCGCGACCAACACCAACGACGTAGTGATCATCGAAACGCCAATCAGCATCGGCGGCATCGTCCTGTTGGGCGCTTACGCAATTTCGACGGTCGTCAGTTCGAGCAGCTATCAGATCGTCGCCGCGTCGAGCGCCACGGCCACCGTCAACAATGCCGGCGCGGTCCCAAGCTTTACCTCAACGCTCAATAGCCCCGTGTTCACGGTGACGTTGAACAACCACGGCTATTCGGTCGGCAGCACTTTCCCGGTGTTTGTGGCGACGACGGTCGGCGCCGTGGTCCTCTCCGGCTTCTACACCGTCACCGGCGTCACAAATGCGAACGTCTTCCTCATCACCGCAGCCTACGCAGCGAATGCAAATCAAACCGTTTCGATGAACGGCGGCAATGCGCAATACGTCTACTACACCACGCCGGCGCAACAAACATTCGGCACCGGCTATGGCGTCGGCGGCTATGGATCGGGCGGCTATGGATCGGGCCAGAGCGTCAACCCCACTGTCGGGACGCCAATCGTCACAACCGATTGGAGCCTCGACAATTTCGGCGGCTATTTCGTCGGCTGCCCGCTCAACGGGCCGGTGTTTCTATGGAATCCGCAGGGCGGATTGCAGAACGCAACGCCAATTCCGCAGGCTCCGGTCATCAACGCCGGCTTGTTCGTCGCGATGCCGGAGCAGATCATCGTCGCCTACGGATCGTCCGTTCTTGGCGTGCAAGACCCGCTGCTGATCAATTGGTGCGATGCTGGGCAGTACACTTCGTGGACGGCCACCGTGACCAATCAGGCGGGCGAATTTCGCATCCCGCGCGGTTCGAAGATCGTTGGCGGCATGCAAGGGCCGCTACAGGGCCTCATCTGGACCGATCTTTCGATTTGGGCGATGGCCTACATCGGCTCGCCGTATGTCTTCTCATTCAACGAGATTGCCTCAGGCTGCGGCCTGATCGGAAAACATGCGGCGGTCACGTTGGGCGGCACCGTCTACTGGATGAGTCAGAAGCAGTTCTTCGCCCTTCCCTCCGGCGGCTCGGTGACGCCCATTCCGTGCGGCGTTTGGGACTTTGTGTTTCAGAATCTCGACACCGCCAACGTCGCCAAAATCCGCGCCGCCGCCAACTCGCAGTTCGGCGAGGTCACTTGGTATTTTCCGGTGGCTGGCGGCTCGGGCGAGAACACGGCCTATGTGAAATACACAGCCGCCTTCAATTGTTGGGACTACGGCTTTCTCGGTCGCTCGGCTTGGATCGACCAGTCGGTGTTTGGCGCTCCCATCGGGGCCGATCCGGTCACGCAATACATCTATCAGCACGAAACCTCTCCCGACGCGGACGGCGCGGCGATGAACCCGGTGGCGACGACCGGCTACTTCGCCTTCTCTGAAGGGCAGAACATAGGGACGTGCAATTCCGTCTATCCCGACATGGTGTTCAAGAGCTACGGGGCAAGCACCAGCGCCGCTGTGCAGATTCAATTCAACTACACCAACTACGCCACCGAGAATGGCTTCCAGACGCCCGTCTACACCATGCGCTCCAACACGCCGAACTTCCTCAACCCGCGCTTTCGCGGTCGC